AGATATACCTTGAGCATCTTTCTGCTCAAGAAATTTTTTTGCTAGTTCAAAATCTTGTTTAGTATTAGGTATTTCGCTCTTTTCTAAATTACTTATTTCTTTTTTTATCCAATTATATGATTTTTCCAAACTATCTTTGTCTCTAATATCTAAAATACTGTCAGGCATTTTTGTTGTTCTTAATATACTTTCATCTGCTTTATATAATTCAGCGTATGTTTTATCTGGAGAATAGAATACTGCACCTTCGTTTGGAAAACTATATTTTGGTTTTTCAAAACGATACAATTCATTTGGAGAAGGCAACGCACCTATCTTGTTTCCAAGAGCGTCTACTACATTCTCAATACCTTTTGCAATAATATTTTTCATTATGTGCTTTCATCTAGTCCAGCTAGTGCACCCAAGCCAACTGCAGTAGTCGCTGGTGGTATTATAGATGCATATATATTGCCTTTGTCTGCCTTTTCAGGATCAAATTGTGCAAACACACTTCTTACATTGCCCTTCTCTGGATAAAATAAACCAACTGTCCTATTGCCAAATCTTGCTGTTTCGTTAGTTAGAAAACCCTCAAAACCCAAATCTTTTATAGCTTTACTTATGTCTGGCTCTTGCAACTTGAAAGGGTCTCCAATCTTTGTGTCCATATCTAAGCTTTGACCTAATTCTTTTTCTAACATTTCTTGGTGTTGTGGGTTTTTGTAGTTATAAACATTATCTATTTTTAATTTTACTGGATATATTCTGGAGCTTTCGTGAGGTAGATAGTAAGTAAGACCACCTTTATTAACAGGCATACCACCCTTAAGTGCAAATCCTTCTGTGTATCTTGGGTCTTCGCTAAAATATGTTACTGGCTCACCTACTCTTCTTTCTCTAAAGCCTCCAAAAGCTGTTCTGTCAGAAGCTTGAGGTACAAATTCCATAATGTTCTTTTCTGGACTACCATGATAGAAAGTCTTAGGATCAAAACCTCTTTCCATTAATTCTTTCTCAGTTGGTAGGTTACCTAGCTCTCTTAATTGTTCTTCAGTAGGCATAGCATCTAAAACTTCACCAGCACCTTGATATGGCACTACATCTTTGCTTCTTACGCCCTTGTTAATTAATTTTGCAAATACACCAAATGGGTTCATCTTACCAAGCCTTACATGACCAATATCTAGCTTTTGTCTTCGATCCTGGATTGTCACAGTTATGTCTAGACCTAAAGCTTTTTCTATTGCCCTTTTGGGTTTTCTTGATTCGCATGTTTGGATCACCAAATGTCACACGCTTTACCTTATCACCATCCATAACGTAAACAACTGACTTCTTCTTGCCATAGGATGTTTCGCCTTTAGCTATTCTTCTAGGCTTATTTAGAGATACACTTTTACCTTTATACTTAGCCATTAGCTTTCTTTGCCTTCTTTTTGGCTGCTGCCGATAAATCTTTCATATGTACTAAATATTTACTGTTTGCAGTATGTTTAGCACCTGACATAACTTTACCTTTAGCATCCTTGTGAGTTGCCCCAGTGTACTTAGTACCATCTTTAAAATAATGATTAACGCCTTTTGCCATTATGATTTCCTTGTTTTTTTCTTCTTTTTCTTTTCTTGTTTTGCTATTTTAGTAAAAGTGCCTTTTTCTGGTGCTCCTTTTTGACCTTTTTTCCTCATCTTTTCACCACTGCCTGCTTCTATTCTTTTTCTCTTAGCATGTATGTTAGCGTATAATCCTGGTTTTTTAGCCATAATACCTCCTTATATTGGGTTGACTTATCTCTTGTTTTATTTTACTATAAAAGATTAAAAATGCACAAGGAGATATTATGGAAGACCCACATAGCTTTAGATCATTTATAAATGAAAAATTAACACATTTTGTTAGTCTATTAGGTGATGAAACTTTGACTGTGGAACAAGAAAACACATTAGATAGTATTGATAGATACATATGTAATGAAACTGGTATAGACATTAAAAAATTTCCTAATTACGATTAAGTCAACAATCCAAGAGCACCCATTCTATCTATAAACTCTTGATTAACTGGTTGCACCATCCTTTTTGTTTCCATAAATCTTCTATCTCCACCTATTGGAAATCCTTCGTTACGCCTTATTTTCAATGCATCTGTGTAAATGTCACTTGTTTTTAAAGGTTTTTTAAACTGTGAAACTCTATCTCCAAATAAAGCTGATTCATATGTCTCATGTGTTTTATCTGTAATATTTTCAGGTTTTCTATTAACATCAATTCTTGCCATAACTTTTCCTGCTTGATCTCCTGATCCTGTTCCAAAAAAATCTACATGACTAGTTGCTGCTCTAATACTTGGCACATCTGGAAAACCTAAATCTCTATATTTTGCTTTGTCTAGTGTTTGAGCTAATGTTTTTCTTGCTTCTCCACCACCATCACTTATTAGTTTACCACTTTCATCAAATGTTGCTTTTTTATTTAAATATGACCTTATATTTTTGCTATCTATACCAGGCCAGTTAGGAATAAGTTTAGACATTTCTTCATCTAATATTTTTTTAGAATTTTTTGTTACTTTAAACCCATCCATTAATGCAAGTATTGTGTCTGATACTTGTGTAGAATAGTCGTTAGAACTACCACCCATTGGTTGAAAAACGCCATAAATGTCTACACCTGGCTCTAGTATTTCGCCAGTCTTAGGATTTTTAACTTGTCCACTAGCTTGTTCTGCATACTTTCTTATTATTTCAAGAACTTTTGGATTTGATGCCCAAATCTTATTTGCCTTTACATTATCTGGGTTAAGCATAAATTCAAAGCCACCTTGCTGATTAGTAGCTTTAGTTAAAGGTATTTCATTAACTTCTAATAATGAACCAAATCCCAATGATCTATCGCCAGGAAGATTTACAAGTTTTGCTTTGTCTTTAAATAACTTTAAAAAATTTACTACAGGTGGTGTGATTAATTTTTTATCAATAACATGAGTAGCACCCATTTCTTCAATAGGCACTCCTAACATAGGCACTTTGTATCTACCAAACTCTGTATCCAACATTTTATTAGAAGTCGAGAACTTTGATCCTATAGGCACATTTTCATAGTAATCTTTTTTGAGCTTGTTTAAAACACCAAGATCATCTATGTAACGCAGTCCACTTTTTACAATGGGTTGAAGTACTCCAGTTGCCATTTATGCCATCTTAGATTTAGTCTTTTTCTTTTTCTTTTTAAACATAGCTAGTTTTTTAAAATCAGCACCAGTCAACTTGTTCTTTGGCTTTGCCATGTTAGCAATCTTTTTTTGTTTTGATGAATATACTTTTCCTGGCATGATTATAATCTCCCATAATAAAGTTCAGTTGCACCATATACTTTAAGTTTTTTCATAAGATCAGGAATATCGCTGGCAAAAAAATCAAAGTTATGTCCACTTGCATAATATCCATTACCCTCTTTAAAAACACTAATAGCATCTTCTAAATTTGGACCGATGAATTGAGCTATTACTCCATAATCCTCACCCACTTGCTCAACCCTACCTTCTGGCATATCAGTTAATGGGCTAGCCTTTTGTAAATTTGCTAAAGCACCAATGTCATTGGGTACATTTTGCATATCTACATTCCTATCTTTGGTGAACCATGACCAAGTATCTCATCCATGACGCTTCGCATATCGCCACTATCTACTTTCATGACCTTGACCTTAACGTCTCCATCCATTTCTTCGTAATCCTCTTCTTCCTCTTCTTCGTCTGGAAGCATCATTCCTTGATAACATAACAATAGAAAGTTAACTAACTGATCGTCAGATAGCTCTAAACCTGGTGCATTATGAGGAAAACCCATCTTTTCCATGAAAAGTTCAGCGTTCTCTTCCATGTTCTCTATGTTGATATCAGCCATATTTTTCTCCTATAAGTTGCTTGATATTAGATACAAAACCCAAAGCGTAACAAATCCCTTCGCCCACTTTACTTATTACCTTAACTACCTTGCTCTTCTTACCATATCTTCCCTTGGATAAGTCATAAGCCATTTGTTTAGCCCAAGATAAAGCTAAAGGCTTAGTAATTTTGTAGACTATTCCTTTGTCTCTCATTTTTGTAGCTACATATTTTCCCCATATACAATAGCCTTTATACACCAATGGGTCTACACGTTTTCCATAAATCTGATCATATTTGTAGATATATTTTTTCATATCACCCATTTCATAAAGTGCTGTGCATATGTATGTAGATGAATCAGAAGAAGCACCAGCATCATCACTAAATGTGTTTGATAAATCTTTTCCTGCAGTTGTGTCTGTTACAGAAGTTTGTGCTCCAGTCTGAGAGCTTTGACTTGTATCTACGCCTTCTGACCTACCAAAGCCAAAACCTATGCCTTTACTACCAGTGTATCCTGAGCCAGTTGCCCCACCTAGGTCACCAGTTGCCCCAACGCCACTTCCTATCCCACTTGAAATATTATCTACTTGTTGCTGAGTATATATGCTAGGTGTCGTTGTTCTAGCCTCATATCCTCCAAACACACCACCACCTGGATCAATCTTTCCTAGATTGCTAACGCCAACTGTTCCCTTTGTATAGCCACTCATTGGGTTTAACCCCACATTATATGATGTTAGCTTGCCTTGGTTCATGCCAAAGTTTTGTGCCTCTCTTGGAGATACTACGCCATCTTTGTTAACATCTGCCATACTTCTTGCAGTATCTAATGATGGGTCTGTAACCATGCCAGTTACTGTATCTACAAAACCTCTGTTCTGACCAAGTGCAGACTGAGCTGCTTTTTCTGCATTATAGCTTGTAATACCCTGAGCTACAGTTCCTAATGCACTTATTGCAGGATTGCCAGTTAATCCCAAGCCATATCCTAATGCTGAACCTTTGCTTACGCCAATCCCTCCCAAGCTCAATCCACTAGGATTAGTCATCTCAAAGCCTCGTGACAAGTCTCCATATTGACCTTGAGTTAATGAACCCAGTGCACCTAAGTTTTGATTGGCTCTTGCCATTTATCTAACCTATGTTCCCATATTGAATTTTTGCATTTCCATACTCTGAGTTCTATCTGCACCTCTGCTATCTGGTCTTTGTGGTGGTGCTTGAGGTGGCATTTGAGGTAATGCACCTAACTGTTGTGGCATAGGCTGAGGTCTTGGCATAGGAGCTTGCATTTGTTGCCCACCAAATTCTTCTGGTCTTACTGTACCCATACCTCTTTCTCTAACTACTGCTTCCAAAGCATCTTGCTCATTTAATCCCATGTCCATAAGTAAACGAACTTTGTTTATGGCATCCATGTCCATTGTCATGCTTTCAAGACCCATGTCCATATTTGATGGTATGTTCGATGAGGTCATTTCTTGCATTCTATTCATGCCTGGCATTACAACTGGGTTACCAGTTTCTGAATCAACATACTCACCCGATGGGGTTATTACTATTGGCATTTTTCATTATCTCCTTTTGTATTTCAACTTGGTTTTTTTCACGCTCCATCTGCAATTCAAGTTCCAGCTTGGCTACTTTGGCTTGTAAGTCTGCTTGTAGCTTGGCTTGCTCTATCTGCAAATCTTGTTTCGCTTCTGCTTCATTGATAGCTAATTTCTGTTGTGCTTTAGCTTGGTCACCTTGTATCTGCACTTCAGTTCTTGCTTTTAAGGCTTCAGCTTCTAATTTTGCTAGTTCTTGTGCGTATTGTAGTGGGTTTTGTTGCTGTTGCTGTTGTTGTTGCATCATTTTAGCTAGTGGTGCAATCGCTTGCATTTGAGGTGCTTTAGCCACAACTTCTGCTGCTCTTTCGCTTATAAGCCTATCCATCTCTGGATTAATGTCCTCAAACTTAAACTTAGGGTCACGAAGCTCTGGCAAGGTTGGTAATGATACGCCAATACTTGCTTGCATTCTTTGTCTATATAACAACGCTATATGTTCTGCTATATGAGCTATCATAATTGGTTGCATAGCCGCAGCACCTGGATTCCCAGCTAACATTGGGTCTTGTAAAAACTGAAGATGAACTGCTATATGTGCATCGTGATCTTGATCTGGAAAGGCTCTTATAGCTTTACCATACATTAATGCAGTGTTTTCTGTAACAGGATCAATTCTTGCTGCATCGTCTGGCTTCTTCAGTATTTCGTCTATGTTGTTTATACGAATAGCTTCAAGCATTCTTTTGTTAGCTTCATACT